GCGATATGTGTCGTATTCTTCAGAGCCACAAGCAGGACAGCTTTCTTTTTTATCAAAAGCGCCACCCCAATTTGCTCTGACTTTTTCTGAGTCTTCTTTGCGTTTGCCACTACCTTTACTCATGCGTCCTCCAACAGCCAATCAACAATGATGTAGACAATCAGAATGCCCATTTGCAATCCTGACTGATGCGGTAAGACAGGGCAAAGCCCCAAGCCATGCCAAACAAAGCACACAGAATGCGGTATGGCTCTGTCCAATCAGATGGGCTAAAGCTCAGAGTGATGAACGCAAACATGAGGTAGACCACCAACCAAGCGATAGGAAAGCCAATCATGTATCGCATATCAACCACCCTTGAACCACTCAGGCTTCATTTCTTTGAGTTGAAACACTCGCAGAGGTGGCACTTTGCCCGTCTTCTTCCACTGATAAACAGAGGTAGGTGTCACGTTAAGCAACTTAGCAATGCGATAGCAGGTTGCGTATTTTTCTAAATCTTCGATCTTCATGTGAACTCCAGTTGTTGAAGGTCGCTATAGTAAGCTAAAACTGTAGATAGTCTGATTGGTTTTGACTATTAGGAATCTTTATCCATAAAAAATAATTTGTTTCATACAGCCAAAGTTAGATTACATTACTTCTACGCCAACAATTTAATGAAAGGAACGGCAATGACAATTTACATGGTTTTTTGCATTCGAGATGAGCTTCCACGGCTCATTCATTCGTACCAAGAGCAAAGCAAAGCTCAACACATGCTTGACTACTTGCTGGAGACTAATTCAGACGATGAGCAACCAATGTATCTAATCAAAGAGGTGAACGTATGAACAAGATTGAGGCTTGGCAACAAGGACACAGTGATGGTTTAAACCTGGCTGTTCAGCAAATCAACGAATGGTGCAACATGGATTGCAAAACGCTGACTGACATCATTCGAGAAATCAACAAACTCCGTGAGCAGGTGGCAGCATGACATACAAAGAAAAACTTGATTTTTGTCTTGATGATGGAACAGAGTGTCAGATTGGCATCTTGAACTACACAAAGGTCGATGGCAATCCACGTACTTGGGACAGCGACATTGACTACTACGGCTATGAAGAGTTTGAGTATGACTTGCTAGACATGAACGGGAAGCTGCTTAAATACGAGCCTACAGAAAATGAAGTTGAACAGATTGAAGAAGCAATCCGTGATAACTGCAAGGACGATGACTATGACTATTAAAGACCTTAACCCAACAACCCGATGTTTTCCACGCTCCCGTATGGAGGCTTATAAAGTCGACTACATGTCAGGAATTGAGTATTACAAACGCCCTCCTAATAACAATTATGTTGTTTGGATTCTTTTAATCCTCGGCATAATTGCCGTCTCAATCGCAATGAAAGTAATTTAATGGAATGGCAAGACAACTTCACCACATGGAACCTTAAAACAGGTCAGTATGTGCGTCACATCAAGTTTGATGACATCAAACTAATCCTCTTCTACCACCGCATCTACGAGAACATGTTCTCCATTGACGAAATTCAAACCGTTGATGGCACGAACATCATGAACTTGGTGCGCGATAGAACAATTGAACGCTTGGAAAATATTTTGCAAAGGGAATCCAATGAAATCTAAAAGCTTGTACGAGGCCATCCGCGCCGAATTCTTGGCATCAGACCAAAAATACTGTTGCTATTGCTGCCAGCCACAAGAAGGCTTTAGCTGTTGCCAAGAGAACCACTTCGTTACTTTTGGTGATTTGTACGAAGAGGATCAGAAAGAAATCATCAACGAAGAATTTGACAAAGCATACGCAAAGGTAACCAAATGAACGTCTATCAAAAACTTAACGCAGCACGAGATCAGTTTCACTCACAGAAGCTCAAGAAGTCTGGTCACAACAAGTTTGCTAACTACTACTACTTTGAGTTGGGTGACTTCATCATCCCTGCACTGCAAATCTTCCATGAAGTTGGCTTGACATCAATCATCAGTTTTGGCAATGAAAACGCAGTGATGGAGATTGTCAACACTGAGAAGCCAGAAGAGAAGGTCTTCATTACTTCACCCATGTCTAGCGCCGCTTTAAAGGGCTGTCATGAGGTTCAAAACCTTGGGGCAGTACAAACATACCTGCGCCGTTATTTGTGGGTTGCAGCGCTTGAGATTGTCGAGCATGATGCGTTAGACGCTACAACAGGTCGTAAAGGTGATGCGCCTATCGTGACTCCAAAGGGCGGCATTGGTGATGACCTGCCAAATGAAGACAAAGAGTTTTTGCGTGAGATGGCTCAGTCGTGTACAGAACTTGTAGCGAAAGGCCAGGCTAAAGACGCATACCTGATGATCAAGGAAGCTGTTCTTGACTCAGACCAAGAGGTTTGGTTATCTAACCAAATGGATGCTGCAACCCGCAGTGCAATTAAAAAATCAAAATCTCAATAAGGAATTGAAATGGCAGAGTTCGACAACACAAACCGTGGTGTACTTTTCAATAACAAAGAAAAGAAAACCCAAGACAGCCACCCTGACTACAGCGGCTCCATTAACTTCAATGGAGTTGACTGCTGGCTCAGTGGTTGGATCAAGGAAAGCAAAGACGGCAAGAAGTTCTTCTCTTTGTCTGTCAAGCCTAAAGAGCAACAGGCTCGTCAGGTGAGCCAGCCAACTCGTAAAGCTCCAGAGCCTGAGTTGGATGACGGGTCTGATTTGCCCTTCTGATCTAACGGGGGATTGTTGTGCAATTAGATTTGTTTGATAGTCCCCCTCCACTAATGAACCCCAACAGAAACCCAATTGCCCCTGATTGCTTTAGAAGTTACGAACAGTATGCTGAATGGTTAAGGCTGGCAAGACTTGCAAAAGAGCAATGCACAATCTGCGAAGACTGTGTATCAGAATACAAAATGAAAATGGTGGCTAAACAAAGATGTCATGAGCAATGGCACTCTGTTCAAGTCGTAATGCAAAAGAAGGTAGCCCCCTTGTTTGTGAAACCTTCAAAAAGTAAAGTAATGGAGACTCAAATTGACCCACTTTCTTGGTAACTTCTTTAAACGCGCACGTACTCTTGATCCAACAACCAGCCACGAAGCTGCCTTGTCTGTCAAAGAGTCTGCACCAATCCACATGCAACGCATTCATGAATGCCTTCACGAACATGGACCAATGGGCAAAGACTCCATTGCAATGGCTCTCGACATGAACCCCAACCAAGTCTCACGCCGCTTGCCAGAGATGGCAAATTTCACACCTCCATTGGTAGAGTTGACAGGCAAAACAGTAACGTCAAACTCTGGTCGCCAAGAGCGTGAATGGAGAGCGCTATGAAAGAAATCAATGCGTTCCACAAAGACTACGTGGCAACCTACATGCCTGAGTTCATGTCAACGATTCGTAAGGAATCAGCAGCCAAAGCCAATGGTGAAAAGTATGGCTCCATGAACCGTGCTACCCGTGAAAGTGTCAAAGGGGCTGCTGTATTCACAATCAGTCACACACCAAAAACAAAACGTGTGTCTCTTGCTCCTACTGACTTTTACATGTACTCAAGGGCAGGTATGCCAAAGGGGGTTAAATGATTGAAGGAATATTAACCATCGTATTGCTGATGGGTATTGCCTGTGTAGCAGTAGGGCTTGTATTGATTGGCCTAGCCAAGTTTTGGAGCCTAGATGAGTGAGTTTGCCTACGTCATCCTTGAACGTGATGAAACAGGCACTGTGATTGATTCGCATGATGCGACCAGCGAAGTCCTGTTTCTTTACGCCATGATTGAGCGCCAAGAGCGCATCATTGAGAGTTACCGCAAAGACCTTGGGATAACTCTTTTTGAACCATCAGCCTTGACTAAGCACTGAGATAGCTTGTTGGGTGTGTTTTATACGGTCATCAAGGCCAATAGTTCCGCCATTGATTTTCTTTGTAAGCCCCACCCAATCAGCGTTCTCAGCCAATGGATTACATCCGTGGGTGAACCAGAACCAACCAGCGGTCAACGCTGCATATTTTGGAGTTGCTACCAGGTCTGGTTGCATCACAAAGTCAACGCCTAAAGCTTCGCCAGCATGGTAGTAGTTGGCGTGACCAGTAAGCTGGATGCACCCCCTACCTCGAAAACGATACCCATCCCCTGAAGTTTCGTCCCTGTTTCCCATACGTGAGCTGTAAACGGTGTTGGCGATCAGCTTAGGATTACGTTGGCATATCTGAGCTTTAGTGCTGTCAAACCTTTTAGGCCACAACTTGGATAAAGACTCAGCCTTGTAGTTCAAGTTCTCTTCCAAGATGCGAAAGTTGCCACACTCATGACCACATTGACCAATGAAAGCGGCTTGTTGACGCACGGTCTTAATGTGAAACCGTTCAAACGTTTCGTTTAGTGCATCAACCCATTCAGGACCAATGTGCAATTTAGCTAATTGTTCAGCGGTTACCACTCAAAGTCTCCTTTACTTGGTTGTACCTGTCGATGCAGGAGTTGAGTTCGATGATGGCTCTGTCTCCTTCGGCAACGAGCCTGATAAGGTCTTCAACAGTCTGTCCGTCAAGTTCGGCTCTCTCTTTACCATCGTTGCCGGGAGTGGTGGAACATCCACCCTTGGAGGTGACGGGGATGTACAGCCTTGGGCGGCTAGACAGAATCCCAGAAAGCTTAGTTTCAAACTCTTGCTTAACTTCATTGTCTTTTGCATCTTGTTCATCCTTCTGCTTTTGCATCTCGCCATTCTTCTGCGCTATCAGGGCCGCATCCTCCGCTTCCTTTTGTGCATAACCTGCATGGTGGCCTGTTAAATACACAGTGAAGGCTACAGCGATAGCCCCCAGAATCATCCAAGGGTTGATCATGCTCCCTCCAGTTTGGCTGCTGCTCGTTCATGGGCAATCTCTTCCAAGGCAGGGTCAACATAGTTAGCAGGTGTTGTTGGAGGCGGTGGTGCTCTCCATGTCTCATCCAACTCTGGATTCTTGAAACCGTTAAAGTTGAAATCAAACATGCCCGATGAAACCGTAGGCGCGGGGCTATTACTAGGCGCTACGGTTTGGGGCTGTGGGGATGCCATCTTCTCCGCAGCTGCTTGCACACCCTTACGGCTCATCACGCCACCAATGCCACCTACAACAAGCAAAACGATGTCATTCAACATCTTGGCAAAGGCTTGGTCCATTGGAGCCATAGACTTCAGTGGCTGCACAACAAACGCTAGGCTGTACAGCATGAAGGCAACGATGCCAGCCAGAATCAGCGTGACAACAATAACAACAAAACCCCAGATGCGGGTTTCAAATTCTTCAGCGGTCAGATGACGCTGATGGTGTTGGTGCTTGTGGGGCAATTTGCTTCTCCAATACAGGGGCTACGAGGTAATCAGGACAGTCTTGGCTGAATAGACAGTCTGGGCGTTGACATCTCTTTGCAGAGAAGTTGGCAGGGTCTTGGCAGTAGTACCGATAGCGGTCTTCACAACCTGCTAACAATAGTAGCAAGACAAGTACAAATCTCATTTCGACTCCTTCTTCAATTCTTCTTTCAGCTTACGCAGCTCCCTTGCTTCTTTCTTGATTTCCTCTTTCATCCACAGCGTGTCGATGTACGCCATAAAAGAAAAAGTGAACACAACCAACAAGACACACAAGACAATTAGGTGTGCCAGAAAGACGCTCGTGCTATCGCTTGATTTCTTAGTAGCCACAACATCCAACCCAGAAAGATTAAACCAACCAATGCTATTGCGGCATCCATCGACTTCACACGAATCTCTTCTCTCAAAGCTTCACGTTCTTTTTGAAGGGCTGAATCCTCTCTCGCTTGCTTTTCCCTAGCTACTCTTTGCTCTTCTTCAATTTGTTCTCTCATCTCTTCAAATTGGCTCCACAAGGCTCCCAATTCTGGAGGTGAGTGATACACCATCTGTTCTCTCAATTCCACCTGCATAGCCAATAGCTTGTTGCGAATCATTATGCGTTTCAAAGCCATACGCTTTAATGAAACATCAGCAGATTGCAACTTCTTGGCTTCGCGTTCTTGTTCCCAAAACAAAGCTTCGAGTCTGTCAAACGCATCAAACATGTTTCCAAGTTCATCTCCAATCTTGAAGATGACTTGATCAGGGTCAGCTTGAGCTACTTCCTGAATACGCGCCTTCTCAGCCTCAATCTTTTTAGCTTGCTCCTTAGTAACCGTCTTGCCAGCAAATTGCCCAGAAATTTCATCATAGATTTGTTTGACGTTACCAGCTACACCCTTTACTTCTTTGTAAAGAGCGCAACCTTCTTTGACTAACTGAAAAGCAGTGGTCGCAGCAAAAAGCGCAGTCCCGATTGGCACATTTACTTCTTACGAAAGTCTTTGTACATCAGGTAGATTTTGTGAACGATCAACAGCAATGTGTAGATCAAGGTCATCCACATCAAGATGTCACTGACTTGGTAACCCATGACCGTAGCCAATGAGATACCAACTGGTAGGGCTGATTTAGCAGCTACTGCCGCGCCTGTTTCATGGTCGTTAGTCATGGCTTACTTCTTTTTTACAGTTCGATAAGGACTACCAAGCTTCTCAGCCTCTCTGAAAGCATTTAATTGCTTCTCAGTCAGAGTGCCGGGAGCCAGTTCACTTGGAGTAGCGCCAATTGGAAGCAATGCTTCACCAACATTACGCGCCAACTCTGCTGCGTTAGCTGATTGAGCCGCAGTCATGAGTAAGCCAGTAGCGCCAGCTACTTTGACAGCCTTACCCAATGGACCATATTGCTTGGCAGGAGGAATACCTGCAAACTTGCGTTCAGAACGAGTCAATGTTTGCTCTGGAATATTTTCTTTTAGCCATTGCTCATACTTGCTAACCATTCCATATGCTTTCTCCATGCCTTCTTTTCCACCCCCAATAGGCTTGCCACCGTTAAATTCATCAATGATGAACTTACGAATGTCAGGACCAACAGTGTCATGCAGCCAGCTATCACCACCGCCAACACCTGCTTTGAATTGCATGTCTTTTGGAAGTTCTTCAATCTTTTTGAAGGTTAATTTGTCTTTGGCTTTTGGAGGAACAGAGCCAGCAGGACGAGG